GGCAAGCCCATGATGGCGGGCAAGCCCATGATGGCAAACAATCCCATGATGGCAAACAAGCCCATGATGCCGCACAAGCCTACGGTTTCCGGTCCAGCCCCCGGAACAATACCCCCGAAGCCCTCCGTGCCTCCGGTGCCCTTCAAAGACCCGCCTCGCGCTCCGCCAAAACGGATTATCTCGCGCAATACCGCCGGGTCTTCAAGGTCTCAAGCGTCAACGCCCATGAGCTATAACCAAAGCGAGGGTGAGGGTGGGGGTTACCGAGCCGGCGGTAAGGTGAAGAAGATGGCGGACGGCGGTTCGGCGCGTGAAATGCAAGCCTTCATGAAAGGCCGACGCGACGCACGCAGCTCCATGGCCTCGAAAGCCCCTATGGCGCCGAAGGCTTCCATGGCGGCCAAAGCCCCTATGGCGTCCAAGGCTCGCATGGCGGCTAAAGCTCCTATGGCTTCGAAGGCCTCCATGTCCTTCATGAAGAGCGGCGGCGCGGTCAAGAGTAAGTCGCGGGGCAACGGGTGTGCGGTCAGAGGCCACACTCGCGGCCGGATGGTCTAACGTCCAGCTTAAACCTAAGAGGCGTCGATAGTGGCAACTTCTGGCACGGCGGTCTGGAACCTAGACATCCTCGATCTTATCGAGGAAGCCTACGAACGGGTGGGTGGCAGCGCGCGCACAGGCAATGACTTCAGGACCGCTCGGCGGAGCCTCAACATTCTATCCGCCGAGTGGTCCAACCGAGGCTTGAACCTGTGGACTGTCGAGTCGCTCACGATTGCGCTACTGGCCGGCACTGCCAACTACAATTTGCCGGCGGATACGATTGATGTGATTGACGCTATGGTCCGGGTGAACAGCCAAGGCACCAATCTGGACTACTCCATCGAACGCATCGGGGTGGGGGACTACGCCAGCATCCCCAACAAGGCGACTACCGGACGACCCATCCAGGTGTATGTGCAACGCACCAACACCCCCACGCTCACGGTGTGGCCGGTTCCGGACGTGCCCTATACGTTTCTCTACTGGCGGCTGCGGCGCATTCAAGACGCCACGACCGGCACCGATACCATGGATCTCCCCGTTCGGTTCTTGCCGGCTATGGTGGCCGGCCTGGCCTTCTACCTTGGCCAGAAGCGGCCCGAGGCGGCGCAGATACTGCCTGGACTACAGATGGAATACGACCGCCAGTTCGCGCTTGCGGCGGGTGAGGACCAAGGGCGTGAGTCGTCGTCCTTCATTCCGTGGATTGGCAGCTCATGACGATGAAATTTGCTCGGGGCAAACGCTCCTTTGGATATTGCGACCGATGCTACTGGCAATACCCGTCCGGCGATCTGACCTGGCAAGTTGTCGATCAGAAATCTACCGGGGCTAAAGTGTGCCCGACGTGTAATGACCAGGACCAGCCTCAGTTGCAACTGGGGAAGTATCCCATCAATGACCCGGTGGCGCTGCTTAACCCCCGCCCCGATAGCAATCCCGGCAGAGGGTTATTTGGTTGGGCGCCAGTCGGGAATGACGCTACACTTATGGTGAGCGCCGTTGGAACTGCTTACGTCAAGCCGCTATAGGAGACCGAAGATGAAGACGAAAAAAACCACTTTGGCTATGAAGCGCGGCGCCGCTACCGGCGCTAATATGAAATACCCCTCTCAAGCGCCGGCGATGGCCACCGGCGGCGGCGTGAAAATCCGGGGTACGGGTGCTGCGACCAAAGGTCTTATGGCGCGCGGCCCTATGGGTTAAAGGATACTGGTGATGACCTACGCCGAACTCACGGCCCTGCTGCAAGACTACACGCAGAATACTGGCACGGAGTTCGTGGCGGCAATCCCAAGCATTGTGCAGCTCGCGGAAGATCGCATCTACATGACGGCCAACATACCCGTGCTCAACAAGAGCACGGTGTTGTCCTTGGTGAACGGGGTCCGAACAGTCACGCTGCCGAGCGACTTTCTCTCCGCCAACTCTGTGGCCGCCGTGTCCGGCGGCATCCCCACCTATCTTTTGGAGCGGGACCCGGCGTTCATCGCCGAAGCGTTTCCTAACCCGGCCACTACCGGCGCGCCGCGCTACTATGCGCTGTTCAACAACAACACCTTCCAATTTGGCCCAACTCCGGGGTCTGGGTATACGTTGGACCTCTATTACGTATACAGCCCGCCCAGCATTGTCACCGCTGGAACAAGCTGGCTTGGGGACAATGTCGAGAGTGTCTTGTTTTACGCCGCCCTCACGGAAGCCTACGTCTACATGAAAGGCGACCCGCAACTTATGTCGGTCTATGCCAGCCGGTACAATGAAGGGTTGGGCCGCTTGAAGGATTTGGGCGACGCCGCCGATAAACGGGACCAGTTCAAGATCGACGCACCTCGGGCTGCGCCGACATGATAAATCAAGCCTTCTGCTCCAGCTTCAAGCAGCAGCTCCTAGAGGGGGTCCACGACTTCAGGGTCGTTGGCGGCGACACCTTCAAGATCGCGCTGTTCGTAGAGGCCGCTAATCTGAACGCCACGACGACGGCCTACGCCGCCACGAATGAGGTAGTCGCGGCAGGATATACGGCTGGGGGCTATACCCTGACCAACATCGCCCCCACCATATCAGGCCAGACGGCGGTAGCTTCCTTTGCCACGGCGAGCTGGACGGCGAACATAACCGCACGCGGCGCGCTCATCTACAATACGACGCCCAATGGGGCCTATACGAACCCGGCGTGTATCGTGTTGGATTTCGGCATGGACCGGGTGTCCACAGCGAACGTGTTCACGGTTCAGTTCCCCGCCATGGTGGCGGGCACAGCTATAGTCAGTATCGCGTAGCATTGCGGTTCGACATTTTCGGCTAACGTCATAGGTGCAAGATGCCGACTACCTACTCCACGTCGTTACGGTTGTCCTTGATAGCCACTGGCGAATTAGCCGGCACTTGGGGCACCGTGACCAACTCCAACCTTGGCACGCTCCTTGAGCAGGCCATCACGGGTGTTGTCGATATCATCTTGACGACCGACGCCAACTATACGCTGACGGCGACGAATGCCGCCTCGGACGAGGCGCGCAATGCGGTTCTCCGTGTCACTAGTACTGTCTCGCTTACGACTACTCGCCAGATAATCATTCCGAACGTAGATAAAGTCTATGTCGTCATCAACACCACGACCTCGACCGGCAGTTACCCTATCCGCGTTCAGACTGCCACGCCAACCTCATACGTCGATATCCCGCAAGGCTTTGCGGCCCTTGTGCATTGTGACGGCTCGGCCGTGGTCGCTCAGGCCACCGCGTCTTACAACCCTGCGACCAACGGCATATTCGCGTCCGCGGTGACAGCGACAACGCTAACGGCGGGGTCGGTGACTGCGACGATCACGCCCATAGCGGCCACGTCGGGTGGCACCGGGCTGGCCACCTACACCACCGGGGACACGCTATACGCGAGCGCGGCTAACACCCTGTCGAAGTTGCCTATCGGCACCGCAGGCCAGACGTTAACTGTCGCCGCCGGCATCCCTAGTTGGACGACAGTGACGGCCACGGGCGATGTTGTTGGCCCGGCATCGGCCACCGATAACGCCATCGCGCGTTTTGACCTGACCACTGGCAAGCTCATCCAGAACAGCGCCGTCACCATCGCCGACACGACCGGCGACATTGTCGGCACCGCGACGCAGGGCGTGTTCAACACGGTCAGCACCACGGTCAACGCCTTCGGGGCGGCCACGGCGCTGAACGTCGGTGCGGCCACGGGCACGATGACGCTGGGGAACACTACCCTCGCGGCCAAGGCGATCACCGCCAGCACTACCCTGGGCGTCACAGGGGTATCCACCTTTGGCGCGGCCGTTGTTGGCGCGGCGTCGCAGGATGTGTTCAACACCGTCAGCACCGCGGTCAATGCCTTCGGGGCCGCCACGACGCTGAACGTCGGTGCGGCCACGGGCACGTTGACGGTTGCCAACACCACGCTCGCGGCTAAGGCGATCACTGCCAGCACCACCCTGGGTGTCACGGGGGCGGTGACGGCTAGCTCTACCCTGGGTGTCACTGGGGTGGCGACCTTTTCGAACGCGATGAACGCCGCGCAGGGTGCTGACGTTGCATCGGCGGGTACCGTGAACTTGACGACGGCCACCGGGAACTCGCTCCACATCACCGGCACGACAACCATCACGGCGATCACGCTTGCGCAGGGCGCCCAGCGCGACGTGACGTTCGACGGCGTCCTGACGTTGACGCAAGGCGCCAGCATCCTCCTGCCGCCAGGCGCCAGCATCACAACTGCTGCGGGGGATACGGCTTCCTTCGTCGGTGAGGCAGCCGGTGTGGTCCGCTGCACCAGCTACACTCGCGCAGCGGCCGCGGCTCTGTTGTCGGGGATCAACTACCAAGCGTTCACTGCAAACGGAACCTGGACCAAACCGGCCGGCTACGCGGCTGGG